AATGTAAGGAACATTGTCCACACTATAAGTAGTCCCAGACAACGACTTTTCCTGTGTGAAGCCAGTATAAAGAGTCGGAGACTCATTTTCGGGTGCTGCGGACAGATGAAGGTCCACTGGCTCAGGCGAATTGATGTCCACAGCCTGCTTGAACCCGAGGCTTCGGAATACGTAGGGCCACATCTTGACGAAGCGGTAAATCTGGCCGTATGCCTGACCGTCTCGTGTTTCAAGGGCCAATGGATTGCCTTGAAGCACTCCCGTATATGGGAGACCCACCAGGGAGTATTTCGTGACGGTGACGCCCTCTGGCAAAGTCACCAATCCGTTCAAAACAGGGAGGCAACCATAATCCAGGCCGTCGATAACTGTTCGGACACATCCGCTCTCGTCGAGCAGTCTATCAGGGACAGGAATAATCGTAGTCGGAGTTTCATGATAGCCTGTTTTAGGGGTTCTTGAGTGGGAGTCGAGGAATGCCGCGTCTCCCTTGAAATTATCGGACCCTGAATCGGTGAAGGACGCCTTCATGCGCTCCATGTAGCGAACACCGTCGCGTTCGACGATGATCCACAACTGGTCTTCGTTTGTTTCCGTGTCCCCCTTGGGGACCACTTCCACTTCAACAACTTCCCCGTCGGTAGCATGCTCTGCCCAGGCATAGTAGTCGTCCTCTTTACGATACGTGAGTGTAATGAGGCGGCCCGCTTCGGTGACGATCCAGAAAACGGAGTGTGGATTGGCCTGATATGAGAAGGACTTGATCGGGTCCGAATCAAACAGGGTAGGAATGAGTTTCGTAGTGGTTTTCGTATCGAATGACTGGCTCTGGAAATCGAAGACGAACTCCGAAAAGCTGCGCCCACTGATGTGTGGAAAGAACACAGATGCTCCGACCCGCTGACCTTGCTGAATCGACCCTATGGATGTTTCTTGAGTGATTCTTATATTGCTTGGGGTGATTGCAGCAGAGAATTCGTTAGGTCGGAGCTGCCATTCATTCGACTCTGTGCCAGCGATCAGGGTGGGGCCTGACTCCAGCCATCGTATAATGGTAGAAGATGTTCCCAGCGGGTAAGTGATTCCAGTGGTATCGAGCACGGTCCCATCGGGCTCGGTGGTCCTGAAGTCGGTGTCGTCCTTGGTAGAGCTGAGCCATACCAGATTAGGGTCGTTCTTTGAACCTGCGTAGACTCGGCGTTGCTCGTAAAAGGATACGGATACGGGCCAGTTGTTGTCATACCAAGCACCCCATCGGTATTCGGTGAAGACTCCGTTGTTCTTAATGTCTCCTGTAAGCTCGTCTCGTGGGATGTCGGAGAGGACATCAACGGTTGCGCTGGTTGATTGGGTTCCTGTGATTTTGAGGAGGACCCATCGGTCCACAAGATTGCCGTAAAAATAACGACCAGTATCTCGGGTATTGGAAAAGACGTTTTTACTCGCATAAAGTGTTGTCGTGTGGCTCGCCAGTCCATCTGGATCATTGGTCAAGTCATAGACGGAAACAGTGCCCGCAGTGGTTCGGAGATTCACATCCTCAACAACAAGCTTCTCCGCGGCGTTGTCGGCGATCACCTTATCAAACTGCTTCTGCGTGGACATATTAGCGACGATGGAGCCTGGGGTGTTCGGGAGCTCTGCGCCGCCGCCGTCCTCTGTTATCTGGTGATCCATCACAAAGCGCGGAGAACTGCCGCCGTAGCGGACCTTGTAACGCTCAAGCGGGATGCCTCCTGTTGCGTCCACATTGAAGTCCCGAGTATTGTCGGTAACTCCCCAATCATACACCTGATAAGTGGACCCTGCCTCGAACAGGTCACTCTTGAGGGAATCATAGATGAAGTCCACAGGATGATCGGAAATGCCGACATAGTCCTTCACCTGGAACCAGCGGATCAGTCCGTCCTGGGAGGTGTTGGCAGTATCGTCGTATTGGGTCGGGGCGCAGACATTCTTGAAGAGCTTGTCGCCGCCCACCCGAATCCATGCGTTGATGTGCGAAGTCTCGAAGATCGCGGTATCGGCACGGACCTCCCACTCACCATCATCGATTCCGTCTTCTTCCTGCCACTTGTCGGCAACGCCCTTGACGGCAAACAACCGAACCGAGGGGTCCTCGACGTTGACGACAGAATCCACAGGGTCCACGTAGCAAGTGGTTCCTGCTGGGTCCTGCGGACCAGTGACACCCTCGTCATTTGTTGCGGTCGTGAGAACACGGCCAAGGGCCCATTGGTTGGCTACAAGGTATTCGACATAATATGGCGTAGTGGCCATGTCGATGATCTCCTGAGCAGTGAAGTCAAAGTCGGGCAGAGTGGATTCCAGTCGGACCACTTCCTTGCTCGGATCAACACGCATCACCACATCGGATGTGTCGATCTTCTCGAACGGATGGGAGGTGTATTCAATCTGACTGAAGGTCCATGGTTCGAGGCCCTCTGATCCAGCGGAGCCCGCAAAGAGCTCTACACCGTTGATGTCACGCAGGCGCAGGTGGCTGTCGTCGTCCTCAGTTGACTAGAGAGCAACCGAATCGAAGACCGTATTGGCAGAGAGCTCATACGGCGGGTGGTTCGTGTGTGTGAACACCATCTTCTCCACTTCTCGGGAGTAGCGGATATCGGGGATCTCAGAATCGAGGTAGGGGATGTCTACCCCATCGACACCATTCTCGCGAACATAGAGAAGCAGGCCGTCGGTGCTGTAAACGTGGAGCAGGCCTTCGGAAAGTCGAAGCAAGAAGCGGTTCTCGTTGTTAATCGAAAACGAGATCAGCTTCACATTACCTTCCACAGAATCCTCCATCCATTCGAAGCCTTCACGATACTTCGTGGGCCCCTGGATCGAGGGTAGGAAATTCTCCATGCGCTGGAGCCCCTTGCTGAACTTATCGACATCAAGTCGGCCGCGCATGTATGGGCCCATGAGGCCCCCTGTGAAATCTGTGGTTACTCGCTTATATGATGCCATTACCTTGGTGTGCCCCAATGAACTGAGATTGGGCATCGCTCATGTATGTTTGGGGAGGTCCCTTTCGGGAGAAGTGTGTCTTCGCTCGGCGAAGCTCGCGATCATATTCTTGATCGAGACGCTGGCGATCGCCTTCGGAGGCGGAAAGTGAAATGCAGACGCGGGTGGCTACAAAGAGAGTCAGCACACGGACCAGGAGCGGTGGCCAGGTGGTCACGTCGAGCGCGTCGGTATCGATCAGGCGGAAATAGGTATTTTCGACATTGGTGTAGACGAAGGCGTCTTCCAGTGCGAAATCTGTCAGTAGGGGGCCGTCCTCCATCTCGTAGCGCCATGCGCCGTCCGAGGGAGCGGTGAATCGGAAGCCATAGCGCGAATCGCCGTCGAAGGACGGATCGGCTACCTTGAGTTGGCGGGACCGCGCAACGGGCCAGTCCCAGATGGTGGCAATATATGGAATTGCACGGGTGAGCGCAGGCTTGATCTTCTTCGCCTCTGCCTGAGTGGTCGAGTCGAGGTCTGTGATGATTTCGTCCCCGCCGCACTCGGCAAGGATACCATTAGCAATATCCAGTTCAGTTGCCATAAAAAAAGGGGGGGCCCTGCCCATGCCAGACAGGGCCCCTGGGTGTTAGGTATTAACTACATACACCAAACGACCCGAGAGGGTGTCGTCGGCCGCAAGAGCGCCAACGCTAGTAGTAGCGAAGATACTTTGGATGCCGTTCGTGCCGACTTGGACGTTGCTTTCGCCTGCCGCGGAAATAGCGGCGGCTGCCGTAGCGGCAAGCAACTTCGTCTCATTGGTGTCCACTGGAGCACTCTTGTCGGTATAACCGACAGAGACTTCTGCGGAGTTACTGAGACTCATTGCGTCAACAACAGTTTGCAGAACGACTGCGCCAGCAGGAAGCTCTGCGAGCTCAATGCGGGAGTCGATAGCAACTTCACCTGTGGCGGTGTAGCTGAAACGCTTTACGCGAACGCGAGCACCATCGTCGATGGGGCTGAGCGGATTGTGGCCCTGGCCACGAACTTGGTTAAGCTCGGTGGAGGCAGTAGATTCAAAAGCAATAGTAGCCATGATTTAGTCCTTTGGTTGATGGTGAAGAGTCTTACGCCTCTGTGCAGCGGATTTCACCTGCAACTTCACCCCACATGCGGGAAGTGCCGATGGTCTGCTTGTAGTAGATGTAAGGAGCCTTCTTCTTACCAGAGAGACGCCACATATCACCGACCAGTTCTTGGCCGATTGTGAGCTTCTGGGCTTGAGGAAGAGAAACGCGGATACGGCGCTCGTCACCGACGATCGGCAGACGCTCACTCATACGGAACTTGAAGCCGAGGATGTTGGTAGGATTACCGTCAGCCAAGGACTTCTTGATCGAGTAGTCAGCGTTGATGATCTCGTCGAACTTGAGCAACTCTTCCCACTGGTAGGAAGTCATCACACAGTCCAGAGCGGTGTTCTCGTCGATCGCTTCGAGACGAAGCATCGCGGTGCGGATCGCCTTCAACTTGTCGATGGTCAGACCGTAGGTGCCTGCGCCAGACAGAGAGAAGTTCGAGCCAACAGAGACACCTTCGTAGTTACCACTCTTGAGCACATAGCGACCGCCAGTAGCCGTGATCTTGTTGGAGGAACCATTGCTGATTTCACCAACAGTGATCTTGTCACTGTCGAGGTCAGTAGGTGCTACACAGTAGTTGACGACGGTGTCGCCAGACTTGCCAGTATAAGCTGGAGCGTAGTAGCCTTCGTTGATGATGTCATCACGCTTGCGCTTACCAGAAGCGAGCATGCTGGTGGAGTAAGGATTCTTCGGGTCAGTGATGACGCGCATGAGATCCTTCTCATCGATGATCTTACCCAAGTCGTAAGACTTGAGGCCGATGCGACGACGATCGTGCGGGATTTCGGACACAGGATTGTCGCCATAACGGACGTTATCCTCCTGCATTTCTTCGGCCTCGCCGATACGGTCCCAATACTGGTATTCGGACGCTTGAGATTCGTGTTCCACAAGTGGGTCGAGCTTCGACTCAGTTTGCTGGAACGCTTTTTGAAAGTTTTCGCGATACTGATTCACGAAAGCGGTTTCAATAGATTCAGGTGTTCCTGGGTTCATTAGTCAAAATAATTGAATTACGTTGCTCGGAAAGCGACGTGCTCTCCGAAATTATGATGTTTCGATGAGCTACCCGAATCGGACTCTTCTGGCCTTACGTGACTAGCGGCTTCTAAAGCTGTGCATGGGACCATAAAAATGGCTGTCCCATGTTTCAGAGACAGCCATTAAAATGGGATAGAGTCAACCCCTATTCATTAGGCCAGAGCTTTTTATAGAACTCTGTGCGCTTATTGAGGATCTCCTCGCGCTTGATCTTGTCGTCGATGGACAACCTAGTTGGATCGGCGTTAATCAACTGCTCGTGCTGCGCGTCGAAGTCAGCCAACTGAGCCCGCAGGCTGGCGACAGTCTGCTCGCCGAAGCCACCAGATTGACCGCCTGTAATCATACCCGCATCCTGGACCATCGGGGCCAGTTTGTGGAACAGCTTCATGATCCCTGGGTGGTTCTCCACGACAGGGCTCCATCCAACCAACTCCTTGAGCTCGGGGATCTCCTTAGCGAGGATCTCGAACGCCTCATTGGCTGAGCGATGGTTCACCTCATACTGGTCGCCCCATTCGGCGCGGATCGCTGTGCGGGCGCTTTCAACCGCCGCATCGATCTGTCCGCTGAGGTCGCCATTGGCCTGAACAGATCGCTCGGCCCATTTGGCCGCCAACTTGGAAGCCTGTCGGGTAGAGAGACCAAGTTCATTGGCAACTGCACGGAGCTCGGCAGTGTCGGCCTCAGAGAGCGAGTGCTCAATAGCGGACTCGCCTTCGCCGAAAGTGTATTTCTCCTCGAACTGGTAGGCGTCCTCAGTCTCTGGTCGGATGGCCGATTCGAACTCGGTCCACTGTTCCTCGGTCCAGTCGGCATTCGGAGCCTCCAGTCGGCGCTTTCCGAGAGCAGACTGTGCGTTGATGGTCTGATCGACCAGGGAACTCAGGGACTTGGTATTCTTGAGAAGGTCCAGGCCTTGCTGGTCCTCTGGTAGCGTTCCGACAAATGCGCGGAAAGTGTCTTCGGAGCCGAAGTCGATCTCGGGCGATGCGGCGGGGGCCGCTGGTGCGCCGCCTCCGATACCGCCTGGTTCTTCTTCGAATAGTCGTTGGAATCTGTTATTCAGTAGCATGGTTCTTTTCCTCTAATAGGTTAATCAGGTGCTGCGGGTCGTCTTGGCCGAGCAGGTGTAGGTATGACATTGCGAGACGACGAGTAGCCTCCCCCGCGACAATCTCGTATGGATCGA